AACACAACTATATAACTTCAATAATAATGACTGCACACACGCGCAACAATTAATAAACGGACACTACCGGATTTTCTTCCCACAACTTCCTAAACTTATCTTCATCCGCCAACACAGTGGCCACGGCACTACTCACGTCACCCACGTCGTTCTGCCCCACCGGATACCTCTGCGATACAGCACGCGACAGCCCAGCAGTATTGAAAACATTCAAGTAAGAACGCATTGAATCCTGAGCCGAAATGTATCTCTCATGCCACTGCGGATCATCCGCACTGATAGCCATCGACCACCGCTCGATACGCTTAACAGGATCTGGAACCATTGCGACCCGCTCATTCCAATCGTCGATCATCACGAAATTCGACGCAAAGTAAGGAGCGTCCGTGACGTAGGTCTTTGCCCCCAAATTGAAGATCTCGGCCAACACTTGCACAGCCACGTCCTCGCAACCAACCTCCTTCGCACAAATCAAAGAATCATCCCCCATAAATAAGGCCCACAACACGACTGTTCCCCTATAGGCATACGTGACACTAAGAACATTCAAAACAACGTTGCCAAAGGCCGTCGTTGCATCACCAGATTTGCGCTGATACATAACGTGCAAGGAAATACCAAGAGAAACGGAACGAATAGAGCAATCCACGTGACCATCCACCCACTTCGCCAACATGTCCTCGTTCAAACCCAACTGTCGGAAGACGAACTCCTCCAACCGAAACGCGAAAGCACCCTGGGATTTATCGTACTTAGAGAAATCATTCTCCAAATACTTAACCGCCGACCCGAAGGGATGCACACCTTGCAAGAACTGCTCCATATCCTGAGTGCTCTTCGTAAGGTTAACATGGTAGTTAGGCTTCAACAACGCCAAGAATCTCCGAACTAGCATACGGAACATCGAACTATACAACGCCGACAGAGCCTTGGCGTGATATACGATGACCTGTGGTTCTGTACGCTGCGTCAGAGGCTTCGTGGTGAGAGTTGGCTTCACATCCGACTTCAACATCACCAAGTACTCATTAACGGGCATCTCCCCCAAGGACTGCGACTCCTTCTCCAACTCGGCCCTCGCCATACGCAACTTGTCCGGCGTCGCCTGCTGCGCCCACTCGCTCAAACCCTCTGCCGTCAACTCGACCGGCTGAGTCTGGAACTTTGCCAACATCTCCCGAGCCTCAGGAACACACGCCTCCCGCAAGAAAGTCTCC